TGGACATGTCTCATTATACATTTCCATGCATGGAACCTGCACAACAACTGGCTTGCTGCCAGGCTGTCCCTTAATGCCAGCGAATGGGAGACGAATCATTGCACGTTCTACCCAAAAGAACATGTTTGAATTATCACCATCTGGAAGGAAGCGAATTCTTGCGGTTGATCCCTCTGGGATATTCCAGTGCGGGAAAACAGAGTTGTCTCTGTTGCTATTGCCTGAGTTGTTGTTCCCACCGCGGGTTTCCATCTCAGCTAGTTTTGCTCTAATTTCTGCCAATGAAGCCATTTTAAATTTTCCTTTGTTTGCCTGTTAATTTCTAACCGCTGTTAAAAATAACATAACTATTTATACATTAAAGACTAACAAAGGGCAAATTAAAAATAAATAAAAATGTAGTTCGCGGAACGCCAATTCCCAACTACTCTATCGCTTGAAGGAGCAACAGCATGACTACTTATATTCGAGATCGCACTAATTATAGAAAGATTTACGAAAAAAATAATGGACCGATTCCAATTGATGAATTTGGCAGAACATTTGAAATACATCATTTAGATAATAATCATAAAAACAATATACCCGACAATTTAGTAGCAATATCAATTCAAGAACATTTTGATATACATTATTCTCAAAAAGACTATTGGGAAGCATTTATGATTGCTAAGAGAATGAAATTGTCGCCTGAAAAGATATCAAATATCTCTAAAGAAATTCAGAAAAAACGAGTTGAAGAAGGAACACATCCTTTTTTAGGAGGTTCTATACAAAGAGAATACGCATTGAAAAGAGTTGAAGATGGTTCGCATCCTGGTAAAATACAATGGACTTGTGAACATTGTAGTAAATCTGGAAGTGGGATTACGAATTATGTAAGATGGCACGGGGATAATTGTAAGAAATAAGTAGAGTCAATAAAAAAGCAACATGTTTATCAGGCATGTTGCTAATTTAATAAGTATTTTTATGTCTTATAATTTGGAAAGTTTTTGTCCTGAACCATGGTCTCAAATTGAAATCAATGCAGCAGGCGATTTTAGAATTTGCTGCTTAACTTTCAATCCATCTGGCAAAAATAAAACTAGTTTTGCTATTGATAGCGACGGGAAAATAATGAATATCCTAACTCATTCATTCGAAGATGCTATCAACAGTGAAACTCATAAAGATCATAGATTAGAACTTAGCTGTAATATAAAACCTGTCAGGTGTATCAACTGTTACGATGCTGAACGCAGTCTCGAAGGAGCTGCAATTATGAATAAAAGGTTAAGTGTTATCGAAAAGGTAGCTACTCAAATTCCAGAATATGTAAATTTAGATAATGTAAATCAATATACAGATAATACAGGAAAAGTTACAAATAAATTAGTTGGATTACATCTAAAGTTCAGTAACCTTTGTAATATGAAATGCTTAATGTGCAATCCAAATAGCAGTAATCTTTGGTATGATGATTGGGTGTCAATCGAAGGACCAGTAGTTCCACTTGGGGGGAAATTAGGAAAAGAATATGTAATTACAAAAGATGAACATAATAGAAATAGAATGAACATCAATGCATGGTGGGATAATGATATATGGTGGGATAAATTTAAAAAATTAATGCCAGATCTCAGATACTTGTATTTTACAGGCGGCGAGCCTTTTATTGTTCCTGCATTAAGCAAATGTTTAGACATGCTCATTGAGAATAATCATAGTAAGGATATAATCCTCATGTTTGATACCAATCTGTCCGTAATAAACTTCAAAATTTTAGACAAACTTAAGAATTTTAAAAAAATTACGTTCTGTGTAAGTTTGGATGATGTCTCGGATCGTTATGAGCTTATTCGTTTTCCAGGAAAGTATGATGTTTTTTTGAGGAATTTAGAAACTATCAAATTGAATAATATTAAAATAAATTCTGTCACTACTTGTTTAGGCCTAGCTTCAATTTACTCAATACCAAGAGTTGTTGAAGTAGCTGACAAATATAATATCACGCCGTTTTTTAGATATTTGATATTTCCCGAATGGCTTAATTTAAAATTTTTGCCGTCAAGTGCTAAAAAAGAAATTATCAGTCAGTATACAAATATGTTGTCAGGATCAGCAAATGATGTATATTGCAAGTCAATGATAAATTTTCTAAAAAATTATTCACACGATTCTTATACTAATTATGAACATTTAAATAAATTTGTGAAAAACATGGATATTTTAGATAAAAGTCGAGGTACTAATTGGAGGGTGACATTATCTGACACATACGATTTGTTGATTAGACATTCGCATGGTCAGATAACTAATCTATAAATTATTTTGGAAACATTGGTTTCAGCATATCTAATAGATTTTGAAGAGCAGAAAGTACACCTTGCCCACTGCCAGCGCCGCCATTGGCAATTTCTCGTAAATTTTGAAGATTTACTTCCATACGTTGTATCATCATGCCTGCACTCATACCATCTTCATTAACTTGATTTGTCTCTAATCCAGCTAATTTTCTCATTAAGTTTAATGTATCATTCATAATATGTTTTCCTTATCTCAAACCAGCTAGTTTTCTCATAAGAGCTAAACTATCGTTACTTTCTTTTACAGGATATGTTTTTCCATCAACGTCAAATTTATCTTGATGCGATGCTTTTGCCTTTGCTAGTGCGCCAGAAAACTCATTGCCTTCTCCCATATCATCACCGTGGATGCCTTCTTCACCGCTACGCTTTTCATCACCACGCTCGTGCTGTGTTAGCATATAATCACTAACGCTAGTCATCATACCTTTAATCTGACCTAACTTTTCTTGTACCCATTCTGGAAGATTCTCGTCATCTCCCAAAGCATGTTCGAGTTCTTCTGCATGACGAACAATGGTATGGATTTCATCCTTAGCCATGTCGCCTTCTTTATCATATTCCCAATCACTCTTGTTTGGCAATCCTTTATCTTCGTCTTCAACATTAGACTTCAATAAAGGTTCATCGTTACGGTCATCGCCACCTTCAGACATTTTATTTGATCTAGCAGCTACCCTTGCTCTAACACGATCCATCGAAGTTTCTTCAGCGCCTTCGCCTTCAACTGCCATATCCATGCCATGCTCGTCGGCATTGATTTCATCCATCATTACGTTTTCTTCGCCTTCGCCAATGCCATTTACGAAGCTTTCAAACTCTTCTTCTGCGCCACCTTTTACCTTACCATATAGATCTTTCTTTTGACCAAATGCAGCAACACGCACTTCTTTACCATAATCTGCATTACTTGCAATTTTCTTTAGATCTTCTTGATAACGCTTGGCTAGCTGTAGTGCAATCTGCATATCCTCAGGAGAAGCTTTTCCTTCTTCCATGTCCTGGCCAATTTGGCTAGCCCAGTTTGCGATTTCACTATCGTCCATACCAATACGATCAGCTATAGTACCTAAAATACGACGAAGCAATGCACGACCATCTGAGTACTTACTACTTGCAATCAATCTATCCTCAGAGGGATCGTCCTTCAATACTAGTTTGAAGCTAGGATCTTTTAATTTAGCAGCAACAGTGCCAGCTGATTCTTTTAGGTTTTCCATAATATTTCCCTTGTATTGCTTAAATGCTTTGGCAGCACTGCCGATCCAATTATCTAAATTCTCATTATAAACATTCTGCATGAACATTGGCTTAATATCCACTACATCATCTTGCTCAGCTATTAGCTTACCAAGATCTTCTAAATTCTCATCAAATCGAGTGTTATTAGCCAATCGAAATAAACTACGTTTAATGCTTTCTTTAATAGCACTAGCAGCTTCAATTACTTGATTTGCTTCTTCACTTTCAAAAGTTTTACGGCGTGTAGCACTAGCAAAACGACGTAGGTTTGTCATCTCTGAGATTGCTGTACTGATTAAACTTCCAGTGGAATCATACGGATTGCCACCTCTGCTAACATGATTAGCCATTGCTTTAGCACCAACTACACTTTTAAATGGCAATAGGAAACGCTCACCTGACTCATTTACAAGGAAAATACGGTCAACACGCAATAGTCTATTATTTGGATTCTCATCCATACGCTCACTGTGAACTACGTGAACTTTAACATTGCCCACATCACCTTCGCTAACTGTTCCACGTCGTGCCCAAAGTACGCGACTTTCACCAATTTGAGTTTTATCTTTATTTTGTGTTGACACGAATTTCAAATCCTTTTGACTGAGGGCATCTTTAGCAATATCGCGTACATCCAATCCTAACATATGAGCTTTAGAAAATTTTCTAATTTCTTGAAGGAATTTATACCAGTTTCTTTTTTCATCTCTATCCATATAAGTAGTGACATCTTTGGAGAAATAAATTTTTAGATTTTGATTATCAATCAAACTGGCAGTGATATTACCAAATTTAACATCATCTTGTTCATAATCAAAATTAAAGAATCTCGCATCTGTTGGATTGGAGGTAGTTGTACCGTTTTCGTCCCCCATGTTGATATTGGGGAAACGATTGCGTAACTTAAAGAATAAGTCGTTTGCTGCTTGTTCTATGCCTGACATGATAATATTTAGCTTGTTTATACAAAGTTCGTAGAATCAATAAATACTATATGTGCATTATTGTAGCAAAATATTTTGAAGATAAGGGGTGGGTTGGGGTTAAAAACCGTGACCGTAACTACATTCCTGAGATTAGTTTTAAACAAATTAAAAAGAATGGCGTGGAAATCATGCTATTCTGGGATGACATCACACAATATTGCGAAGGTTTTAATAGTGGAGGAGTTTGTATCCTCAGTGCTAGCCTTATGGTATTAGATGACGAGAAAGAAATTACTGTCAGAGCAAGTACTCCCAGTAAAGACGGCATTAAAGTTAAAAAAGCATTAGCTTATCCTAATGTCAAAGCTGCTGCAATGAGTTTGATTAAACAAAAGCTACCAGGTAACACAATTATATTTGATAGAGATACTTGCTATTTGTTAGAAGGTGCGTGGAAGCCAGGTGGGTATGCTGATCGCGAATACATTTATAAGATCGTCGAGATTCCACATGATCGTACTGTTACACGAACTAATCATGGTATTATGTTAGATTGGGCAGGATATCAAAGAGGGGTTGATGAAGCAAATACACTCAGTAGAATTTCCAGTGAAAGTCGTCGTTTAATTGCTGAGAAAGTAGTTAATACTTCAGAAACGCCAAATGACATTATCGACGGCCTTGCTAAAACGTGGATTGACGAACCACAACTAAATGCATTACGCACAGCACATAAATCTAAAATGATGCGTACAACCAGTCAAATTATGATCATACCTGAGGAAAAAACATTCTTCATTCGCCCAGTACAAAGTCATATGACATTTAACTTTTGGGAATTGAACAGTCCTAAAAATGATCTATGGGTTGAAATATTAAGCAATCGTGTACTGTGGGATCGTAAAAGTGAAAACAATCAAGTTCCTTATCCAGAAATGAAACACGAAGCTTAAACTAGTATAAAGGGCATGGGTTCAATCATGTCATCAATATCATCTTTTAAGTTATCACTGATGTCTTGATCATACTGTCTCAATAATAATGCCATGCGAATAATCAATAGAGTTGACATTACAAGATCATCAGTCTCGCCTATTTTAGCTTTATATGTATTTCCAGTGGCAACAAAGTTTTTAAATTCACTTATTAAACTTTTACTTTTAACTTCCATACGATCAGTTTCTACCCAAAGCTTTAATTTAGAACAAGCTGATATCTTAGATCTGTGACTAGTATTAAATCCCTTGCGATATCTACGTGATCCGGCACTAACACTTGCACTCATTGGTTCGCTTAGGAATTGCCCTGAGATTTTATCTTCCCCAATATCGTAAATGGCGTTGAGTGCTGCTTCGCCGATTGTATTATTTTCTATAGTATAATATAAATTTGTTGGATCATCAGTTTCTTCAATTATATACTTGCAAATCTCGCTCATTATAGCAACTTGCTTTTGTATAGTAGTCAAGTTATGTTGCCATTCAGCAACTTGTACCATATTAGTTATATCCCATACCTGTATAGCAGCTGGGTCGCCGCCAGTACCCAAACTAGGATCAAGGGCGACAGCATGAACAACATTTTTCTTTGGTTTTCCATACCAACGAACTTGCCCTTGTTTTTCATTTGGATTAACTCCTTCCATTAAAGCTAATTTATTTGGAGCGATAAGCGTTTCGTCAAAGATAATGAACTTGCATTCATGCTCGCGACTAAATCTATCTTCGCCAATACTAGCCTTCTCCATATCAGCCCATTCTTTATCACGCTCGGGATGACGATCCCACGGGAACATAATAGGAGCGAAACCGTTACGACCAAGTGGCATTTCATCACCATAAGCATCAAACTTATTATTTGCCAACTTCCAAATAGTAGCAAACTGATCTTCGTCGCTGTTAGGTGTACTTGTTACAATTGCTTTACCACCAGTTGATAGTGTAGGACTGATTGAAGTCCAAAACTCACGGGCGATAGTGGGTCGAACGAAAGCAAACTCGTCGCAATATAGTAATGAAATACTCATACCACGACCAGTAGTTTCAGTTGTTGTGGCACTTACAATACGACTTCCGTTATCAAATTCAATGCTACCTTTGTTATAACTTGTGACTCCACATCTAATATGATTTGGAACATTTTCATAAGCATAACGAATACGCTGCATGATTTCCTGAGCACCAGTATATTTGTGAGCAGCAATTAAAATTGTACTGTCAGGAACAAACATCGCAAACCAAAGCAAATAGCCAGCAGCACAAGTAGTTTTACCCATTTGACGCCCTAACATATTAATGCTAAAACGATTTTTATGATAATTTGCTACAAGATCAACTTGATAATCAAATGGCACAAACTTTATACGTCCACGCATTGGATGCTGAATAAAGAAAAAGTTTTCCATAAAATACATAGGACCAGTATCAACATCTGCAGATAGTTCCAACTCCATTACCTCTTTAAGAGAGTATGGAATTTTCATATAAGGTTTTTTAATTAGGTCGTCGCCGTTGCTTTTCATTAATATTACTTAGTTATGAAATACTATAGAAGTATTTGTTATACCTTTAGCTTTATATATCTCTCTGAAATCAGGAGTTCCCCAGTCTATTACTTTACCAATTGGAAAATCTCCTTTGATATTCGGGGATTGTTTGCTGACTCCATGTGATTCTAACCAATTATTGAATTCGGTTGTTTGATATATTTTTTGTCTATTGTCATCAGTAACTATTAAGAAACTGCCAAACCATCCATGATGACCGCTTGTATCAAAATAATTAGGATCATCTTCATCACCAAAACTACAGTAAGTAGACTTGCCTAATATTTCTGCTTCGAAGATAACATTGAAATCTCCTTCCCATGCATGATATTGATAATCTTCTTCATTAAATCTATTCCATTGATGAGTTTTATATATGTCGAAATCAATGTTAGGCAAGTTGACTAATATACTTTTACTAGCCATTGAAAACTTTTGACGTATTTCATTTACACAATAGTTTTCAATTGTATGAATTGCATCATTTACAATATGTCCAAGTGAATAAAACTTATCAATATTTGGATCTCTGTTGTTAATTACTTCTGGGGAATCAATATGAAATTTTCGATACATTGTAAGTGTTGTAAAATATCTATGTACTCTATTACACCATTGTTGATCATAATTGAATTCTTTTGGTTCTTCACAAGGCCATTTAATTCCCAGCAATTCTAATCCTGCAATAGCATCCAAAAGTTCTTGATATTTTTTATCAATCATTTCTTTATCTCTAGCCCTAGTTCGATCTTGATGATGACTAGGATGATGATGTAAACTAATAACTGGAGGATTTTGATAAGCAAATTTGGCTGATTTATACCAACGATTAATTGTTGGATTATCCAAACATTCTATTCTAATAGAGTATTCATTATTTTCAAAAGTAAAATTGACTGTGAATTGATTAGACATGTGAGTATTTACTTGACAAGATTATGGTATTCTATTAATATTGATTAAGTGCAATTCAAAAGTGTAAATAATAGCGATGTCAGCAACTCTAATACTCAATGCTAACTGGCAGCCCCTTAGTTGGTTACCGCTGTCTGTTATTAATTGGCAACAGGCTATCAAGCTTCAGTTCATGGAGCGAATCGAAATTATCGAGTACTACGACGATTGGGTAGTACATAGCCCCAGCACCACACTAATGGTCCCAGCACTTGCAATAACTAAAGATTATCATGCTTTTAAAAAGGGCGTGAGATTTAGTCGTGTCAATATGTATCTACGTGATCTTTATCAATGTCAGTACTGTGCTGAGACCTGCGATCATCACGAATTGACTATTGATCATGTTATTCCAAGAGCCAAAGGCGGAAAGACTAATTGGGAAAATTGTGTTGCTGCTTGTATGCCTTGCAATCAAGAAAAGAAAGACAATTATCAAAAGCCAATTAGGGAACCATTTAAGCCTGATTATTGGCAGTTGTCAGCTAGACGCAAGAGTCATAATTACGAGATTAAACATCCTAGCTGGGTGCCGTTCTTAACTTAAACACCATATTTGTTTTTATAAGATTTAGCAACTACACTAGTTGGATTGTGATCGCCTTCTTCTTTACCTCTGGCTAATCCTACATCTACGCCAGGTGATCCCATTTTTTTAGCAGCTTTATCCATGATGGATTGTTCTTCTTTAGAATATGGAATTACCACAAGATCAGATCCAACGATACCTAAATCTGCATGTTGACCCATATTTTCTTCGGCTTGAGCCATTGCAATGCCAAATCTATACATATGATAATAATTTAAACTTGCTTGGCCGGGAAATTTTTGACCAGTTGGAAGCGGATTAACATGAAAAGCTTTTCCATGAATTTCAACCGAATCTTCTGAAATAAATTCTTTAGCTCTCATCTCTTACGACCTCTAAATCCTACTGGCGGTTCATTTGTCAAATAAGGTCTACTAAACCATAATTGAAACCATTCATCAGTCCCAGGTTGTATATTATTTTCTTTCATAAGATTAACTTTTTCAGTTGCAGTCTTGCTTATATTACTACCTTCATATGCAGTTAATCCTTTAAAAGAATTAATGCCTGCTAATTTTTGTAGTTCAGCAATTGCATCCATTAAGAGTTTCTTTTAATATGCTTACCACTATTCTGTGGGACCGGGCTGGTCTTATTTGTATTACTCAACTCAGTACTACGGTTGCTGCTCAATCGTTTAACTCTGCCTGCCCCAACCATATCAGCCGCAGCATTAATCATATCCAGTTCTTCGTCAGTATAAGTTGACAATAGAGGATCTCCTGCAAATGCGCCTGCCGCTTTTGTTGGGTAATCAGGAGCACCTGCTAATGCAATACCAAAGCGATACTGAGTATATGGGCTACCATTGCTTTTGTTTATACTAACATCAGGCATAGTAAGAGCACCTTTAATAGCAGCTACCTGATCTCCAGGAAGATCAGTGGCATTGGCGCCAATATCTGCTTCTATTATAAATTCACATGCTCTCATTTTCTTTTCCCGCTATTATGTGGCACTGGGCTTACATTACCTGTATTGTTAGGTTCTTTGCTAGGATCTTTAGATAAGAACTTATATTTTTTACCCATTCTTTTTAATCCACGAATTAACATCTGTTGTTCTTCGGGAGTATATGCTATTACAAATGGGACAGCTTTAAAATGATCATGCGTTGCAGGCATATCATTATCACGATCGCCTGCAACAACACTCATAAATCTATAATAATCATATCCAGGGTCCATATCATGTAGTACCATGCTCATGCTCATGGTACTTACATGTTCATCATGTGCCTTAGCTGATGCTTCTGATACAAACTCGGACATTTTCATTACTTTACCTTAGTCAAAAGAAATTGCTGTATGCATTGGATTAGTACCCGGCGAAGTCATTGGAGTAGTAATCTTAGGCTTCGCAACGTCATTGCCTGATGGTACAGCAGCACCCATTCCCATTGTAGTTGGAGCAGGAGTTGTTGATGCACTAAATGCACTGTCCATCATTGGCTCATCACCGAGACCTGGAGGTCCCATGTCAGGTCCGCCCATGTCTGAAGGTCCCATATCAGGCAAGTCGGGCTTATCACCCATCATGCTTGAAAGACTTGGAATTGGACCAGTTGCTGGCATACCAGTTGGAGCTGGAAGAGCAGGTACCGAAGGCGGACTACCCAATGGGCCTGAAGCAGCATCTGGACCTTTAGTAGTCTTAGCACCAATTTGACCAGCAAGCTTAAGAATCTCAGCAAGAACAGCATCACTACCACTTAGTGTAATCTGTACATCTTCATCGACTTTCTTGTCTTCCTTATCCTTAAGAGCCTTAGTCATTGGTTCTTTCTTGTCGCCATCTTTGTCAACATCGAGAAAATCAGGTTTCTTACCTTTTGATTCTTCCTTTGAATCTTCGCCTTTTTCGTCATCCTTTTTGCCACCAATCATAGCTTTGAATTTTTCACGAGCAGCTTTCTGTGCCTCAGAAGCTTCAGAAACAGGAGCAATACCACTCATTTTCTCAGCAGCAGTAATTGCACGCCCAATCTCTTCTGGACTGCGTTCTGCAATCTCTCTTAACTTTGTTAATACATCAATCATTTGCATGGGAATTATTCCTTATTTCTTATATGGGTTAGGGATTTTGTTTTGATTTGTGCCAACAGGACTAGTCTTACCCTGAGGCATCTCATTAGAAGTGTCGCCTTGTTTAGTTTTCTTAGCAGCATAAGCGTACTGATACTTCTTATCTTCTTTACTAGCTACAGCTTGTTCTAGATCAGCTAATATCTGAGGATAAGTGTTGTTAGGAAGATCTTTATCTAATATTGCTTTGCCTTCTCCTGCTTCAGAAGCAATAGGAGATGCTAAAACTTCTTGATTTGGAGTAGTAATATGAACTAAGCTACCTGTAATACCTACTTCATTAAACAATGCTCCCAATTCAATAGGAGTGCAAGGATAATTTGTCACAACATCAATGACATAGATTTCAGGGTTTTCAAGATGATTAAATCCCAATGCTTTTTGTTGTATCGGCAAACGCTTTGGTTCGCTAATACCGTCGCAATCGTATTTTTCTAATGCTATTTTTAACTTGCCCATTTGTTCTTTGCTTAACTCAGTAGCAACACGAACACGGAACATGTATTTTTTAGCACTCTCAGTGAGATATTCAGCAAAAGCTCTCATTATAATTAGATCCTTATGATGTATTTATTGTTGTTTGAGATTTCTTAATAAGTCATCTCTATTCCAAACTCGAGCTTCTACATTAACAGCAGTGCTTTCTTCACCACTCTTTCTAGCTTCATCTGCTTCCATTTTCATTAATCGCATCTTAAGCTCAGTTTCTTTAAGCTTCTTCTGTGCTTTACCTAACTTAGCAGTAACAGCATGTCCTAGCATCTTACTTGCACTATCAAAAATTGGAGCACTAAACCTTGCTTCAACATTCATACCAAGACTCATTAAATTTTCAAAACTTTCCATAGCTTTTTCAGTAAGCTCGTCGAGTTCATTATCTGTTTTGTTGTCGGGTTCTGATGGAAGTGTTAATTCTATCCCATTAGCAACACTTAAGGCTTGCTGAATATCTTCTTTAGATACATCGCTAGTTACTTCTGGCAGATCAAACAGTTGTTCAAGTTTTTTGTTAGTAGTCATACAATTAATTATCTTGTTTTGAACTTCTTAATTTTTTTAGGATTATGAAACATGTCATTTTCAGTGACTATTCTAAATTTTAAGTTATTTGCAGCACACCATTTACGTGCAGCGTCCCACTTACAAGCATTAAGTGCTGCCATAGCTTGATTTCTAACACCTTTACCAACCGTTTCCATAACTTCGCCACTAGGTTTAATCTCAACTATCTCTGCTCTTTCTGTGCCATCTTTATCTTTATACATAACAAAAAAGTCAGGAACATATATAGTATTCTTTTGTTTGAATGGATTAAAGTAAGGAATTTGTATGCTTTCGCTTGCCCAATGAATAACATTAGGATGATTATCACAGAAAGTCATAAATGCCCATTCCCAACTGCTACGATATGTAGGTTGTCGTTTTCCAGTATATTTTTCAGGATTCTTTAAAGTAAATTTACCCTGTGCATATTTGCTCACGGTAATATATTCCTCTGTATCCATTCATTTGTTTGATTGTTAATTCCAAAACCTATCTTACTAGTAGATGGTCTTAAACTATTAAAGAACGCAATCAATAGTGTTTTTAATTCGCTATCATTTGCTGCTTTATTAAATTCAGTGATTATCTTTAATGGATCTAAGTTATTATTATAAGTTAATGTTAAAACACTCTGTGTTAACTGTTGAGCTGCTGATGCTGAATTTGTTTTTGAAGAGAAAAACGCAAAAACTTGATTATAGATTTCTGAATCTATATTAATCGATGTACTTAATAACGAAGTAGTGTAATTCTGTGTATCGGGTAAATTTGTTGCCATACAGTATTTAACTTATGACGTAGACGAAATTCCAGAAACTTTAGTTGAATTAATATAGTTAGATGCAACAACAGACAAATCTGTTCCAGGAGCAATCTTTAAAGAACTTATATATTTGTTAGCTGATGCGATATCAGCTGAAGTATAACCCTGCGTTGATAATTGTGTTGTCCAATCATTACCGTTGTATATTGCTTGTTGTGTGCCTGAGATATTAGCAGGCACAGCTCCTTGCCCAAAGGTTGAACTAGTAGCATTTGGATTATTTAGATAATTTTCAGCAACTTCTTGTAAATTTGTTACTGTTGGATTATTTCCTAAGCTTGTAATATATTGATCTGCGGCTAAAATTTGAGTTTTATTATATCCTTTAGCAAATAAACTTGCTTGCCAACTATTAGAAGGATATAAAATATTTAATTGATCAGGTGTAGGTATTATAGTAGTTCCCGAAGAAACTAACCCAGGAGTCTGATTGACTATTGCACCAAAATCTGTATTTTGTGTATTTAAAACTGATGTTGTTGGAAACACATACCCGGTAGCAGTAGGGGTAGAAGCAGTATTTTGTAAAACACTTGCAATTTGCAGATTGGTAATAGCAGAAGGTGCAGCCACTACTGTGTTATTATATGAATTAGTTTGTACTCCTAATGACGGATTAGGATTATAAGTTTTCTTTGTTGGTGCAGTTGTAGTTAATGGATTAAACAATTTACCAGTTGCAATATTAACCTGTAATCCAGCATTAGTGCCTGACAAGCTACTGTATTCGGTATCATATGTCTCAGGGGAATCTTGTCCAAAACCTGGTATATCATATGATGCGTCGATGCCATCTTCATATGTAACACCAGTATAATGTATTTGCATTGTTGCTTCTAATAATCCTTGCCCTTCTGAATAATCATGACTGTCATGACTAAACTGGCTTATTAAAGGATTCTGTAATGTAATCTTAGATGCTTGTCCATGTGACATACTATAGATAACAATACTTGTTAGATATGGATCTGTTGCACCAGTATCCAGCCCCCAGGTAGATTTTACTCTTGAGGTATATTTGTCATCACTCGACGGATCATAATCTAAATCAGTATAGCTGCCATCTGCATAATAGTAATTGTAATAACTAGTCCAAAAGTTTCTTAAACTTCCAATATTATCATCGTGAAATTTAATAGTAACAGGATTATATTTTATTTCTTTTTGAATTAAAACTTTTTTATTATATTGATTAAGATCTTGCACAGTCATATCAAACTTAGGCAATTCAACTGTTTTAACAAGATAACTTAGTTCATTTGGACCAGTTGGTTCGGGAGCAGCAGTAAATTGGTTAGATGATGCATTAGGATTGATGTTTATAGTAACATAAAATAGATATTTGCTTTTAGGAGTTCTAGCAAAATCGTTGGTACGAAAAATCTGTGCGGCATGAGCATAATCCCGCACAGATGATTGATTTCCAAAACTAGCCCAAATACCAACGCCGCTAGTTGCCATTTAATTACCCGGTTATAGCAGCAGTAGTGTTAACGCCAACTTTCATAACTGATGTTCCAACTCCTGAACCAAGTGGAGTTTGTAATGCATTATCATAACGCAATTGCATTTGAATTGTTGCAGGCTCGTTGTCTTTATAATCGAAGTTATTGTAGTTGACTTCGCTAATAAAGCAACCATACATTTCCCAAGTTTCAAGAACATTAGGAGTAATAGCTCCATTACCGCCATCTAATACTTCAAAAATAGTCTGGAACTTGTAATCAATGCCTGAGAAAGCACTTGCTTGTTCGCTAAAATCGAATTGTTTCTGGATCTGTTCGCCAATTAACTTAGCAACTGCACCATTAACATCATCACGAAAATTAACAGTAACAGTTTGCCATTCTGGTTTACCCTGCAGATACATTTTACTGTTATAAACATCAATTGTAATAGGATTAAAGTTTAATGTTGGTCGAGTAAAATCCATCACCTGCTTTGAAAGCTCTGATGTTGGGTTTGAAACTCCAAAATTTAAAAATGTAACTCTGAATCGATACTTTAGCTTAGGCATCAATAAGCCCTGAGCATTGCTGCTCTGATCGGTGCTCAAAGGTACAGTCATTTTAGTTAAAGATGCAACTGCCATCTGTTATACTCCTGTTGTAATTATTTATAGTTCTTCGAGTGGTTTTTATCAGGGCAGCTAGTCATGATAAGAGGCTCGAAAGAGCCTCTTATATTATTAATTATTAACCTAGTGGCAATGAAGGAGTTAAGTTACCTGATGCAATCTGCCCTGTTCCCTTAATTCTAACTGGGATATAGATAAATTCAACAGCTTTAACTGGTTCAATTGCAACGTCAATATGTAATTCATTATTGTCAATTGTTGCATTAGTATTGTTAGTTACATCACAAACAACCAAGTGATCGTATAGACCTCTACGTGAAGTAATGTCAATCAATAGCTTATCAACCAATGATTTTGCAGTATCTCTTGTTAATTTATCATTTGGTTCAAATACCAATGGACGGATGATTGCTTCAATTCTATTACGAATGTAACAAACAAGTCTTGCTACATTGATACGATCTAATGCAGTTGCATCAGCTTGGCGAGTATGATTTCCGTAGTTGATTCTGCCAACATTTGGGAAGAAAGTAATTGGATTTACTTGCTTTGTATACAACAAATCACGCAATGATTGAGGTACGCCAGTTGATACGAAAGCATTATTATTTGTACGATCAATATAACCAACTGAAGTAACACCATCAATAACACCACGAGTATTTCCTGCAGGTGCAAACCATACTTCGCCAATTTGATCGCTACGAATGAATGTTCTTAACATTACACTACTCATTGGTACTGCAATAGAACCGACTCCATCTAAGGCATTCATAATAGCAACACCTGGATAAAATACAGCAGTATATGAATCGTTTAGAACAAGACCATCTTCGCCGGTAATGCCTGAACCTGATGAATCTAATAGATAATTTTCTACAGTTGTACTATCAGTTGAAAGTCCCATTGGAACTTCGCCGATAATAAAGCCTGTATTCTTTCTATCATTATTCAAAGTAATCAATACTTCTAATAGCTCATTATATCCTGGAGAAACAAGAAGATTAAAATCCTTGCCTTCTTCACGCAATTCTGTGCTGTTAGTTACTGCTTCACTCATTGCACTAATTACAACATTACGAACTGCTTGACGTCCAAAGTAAGGAACATTGTTCCACTTCTTACCACTAAATGACTGCCATGTTGAAACTGTAGCAGGCAATGATAATTGTGGGAAATTATCAGTTGTAAAATAATTTTGAACATATTTCTTTACATTATTGCTACTACGACGTGTATTGAATAGCAAGCAACCATTTGGATAAAGTGCAGGATTCGGTGCATCTAAATCAACATAATCACTGGTTAACAAAGTAGTAATTGGTGTAATATCATCTAAGAAGATATTAGTTGCACCAGTTCCGTCCCAACGAGCATCACCAAAAACAATACCGTTTTCAGTAGTTGAATCTGTATTATCAATCTGTACCCATTGTGAAACACTATTTACAGTTTGATAACGCCAAAGAATTGGATAACTATCAAAAGTACTAGTATCAATCCAAATATCACCACTTACCAATGGTGTACCATCAGTTTGTGCAGTTGGCTTACTAAAACTAAAAATTGGACCATTTGGATCTGTCATTGACAAATCATAACCTCTGGCATCCTTAATAGAACTAGTTACGTTTTTATAACCTTTCCAGACATTGTTCACGTTGATCATAATATCTGCTTCTAATACACCTGAATAATACCACAATGTACCATCAGTTGGAATTGAAGTTGGAGCAGTATTCTGTTCAATGTAAGTTATGCCTGCAACATCAGCAATTGGCACCCAATTACTAATAGCAATACCAGTGTTAGTATAATTAGGATACACAGTTGGAATAGTACTTGCAATGCCGCCACTATTGGTATAGAAACCCATGTCTGCTAGAGGAGTTCCACTGGTATCTACTGCTAGAATAGTACCGCCAGTTGTATGAGTAATTACTAAATTGCCAGTTGCACTAACACTAGCTTGTACTAACACTGTTCCATCAAGTTGTGAAATATTTGCTGTTGAGATCGCTGCTGCAACACCTGCTACATTATTGTTTGGACTTGCAGGAACTGTAATAGTAATAAGACCAATATATGAACTTGATCCAATCTGCGTTGCATTAATAGTAAATGTATTACCAGCAGTTAATGTTGGATTAGAAATAGTACCAGTAGCTGTTGTTGGGCCATTATCATATCTATAATATGTTTCATATGTTGCGAAGTTATTAGTAGCATCGTAACGAGTAAATAATGAACCTTTAGCAATACTCAATCCGCCCTTAGTAGGATCTAATCCAAACAGTGCAGTAGCAGAACTACTGAATACTAAATTTGGAATTAAATCCCATGTGCTTGTAATACCATTGCGGATATATGTTGCAAGATTCGCACCGTAATTAAAGTTAGTAGTTTTAATCCATATACTTCCACTTGGACGAGGAGTATTGTTTGGAAATGCAACACCTGTAGTTGGATTCATCTTCCAAAGTGGCACACTACTATGAGCACTAAACTGTATAATAGGACCATAATTTACATTACCAATTTGAATGCTTGGAATGCCAAGATTGCTTAATGCAGTACCAGTACCGTTTACTAATTTAATACCACCGTCAACAACTGTACCATTGCTCTTAGCTGCTGGAGTAGCAAATAACGAAAAATATCCATTTATTTTTCCAGCAGTAACACCCGGGATGTTAAGACCATTAACATTAGTAACAAGAGCAGCATCGCCGCCCGCGCCAACTGTAACAGTTATACTATTAATAGTAAAGGTATGACCAACTGTAAGTCCTGAATAATTTCTAACAGTTGCTTGAATTACAGGAACAGATTGCTGCCATGCTGTAGTACCTACTTCAACCCAAGTACTATTATAATTCTTGTAATATAAAGTATTAACAGAATTAGTAACATTGACTGCATAATCGCCAACTACTCCAAAACTAGTTTTAGGCACGCCAGCTGATAGATTACTTGAATTTGTGATAACAGTTGGAACAATTTTAGCAAATACTTGATTGACGTCATCCCATTCGAAAACGCCCCATGATGAAATTGCTGTATTCAACCAAATAGTGCCTGATGCAGCATCAGCAGTTGGGCGGCTAGTAGTTGCTTGTATCTGATTTAAATCAATATCTGCTCTCATAACATAAGCATTGCTGATAATGTCTAATACATTGAATGCAGCATGTAGTCCATATTCTGCTAATTCGCTACCAAAAATTCTATTGCCGCTAGCATCGCTAGGAAATGTTGGCATACCAAATAAGCTTGTTAGCTCACGCTGGCTACCAACAGTAAAAATTTTACCTGCATTTGCTTTTGTTGTGCCAGTAGCAGTAGTTCCTGAATTGTTAGTTTTGTCTTGGGCAGTTGCCATTATGATGAATGGTACAGTTCCCAACGCGGTTGGGGCGTAATTGCTCTCGTCAATTACGGAAACTTGTACGCCCGGTGAAACTAAGTTGTTTGCCATGTTTATTACATCCTTTAGTAGGTTAGTAATATTTAGCGAATCAGCTTAAAACCAGGGTATTTGTACGAGTTCTATTGGGATATAATAGTTGATACTTTTTCCTTAAGATCTTGCAATGTGCTAGTATTAAGAATAATATTATTACGTTTTACCAAGCGCCATTCCCATTCGCTTCGATGAATTTCAGGATGTTGTATCGTCATGTATTGTCTAAGAGCTTCATCGTTTTTAAATTGCTCGCTATACCAATTTGGCAGAGGAGGACGTTGAACTTCCCAAATTTGACCTTGTTGACTTAATATAACATCGACTTCATTACAGAATCTCACATCGCTAATAACATAATTTTTAGAAGAATCATTTGTTTTTTTCATAAGGCTATGAACCCAAATGTTCTTATGGAAATGATCACGCATAACATCGGTACCAATATGCTGCAATACCCAACGAGGTGTGACAGGATGCTGCATGACATTGGACCAGTATTCGTCTACTTGTTCTCGCCACAGACGGCTCGCTTCAGTATCGCCCTGCAGGAGTTGTCTATCCCAACCAAATATAGCTGACACAGAGTCTTTAAGACTGTCAGCAAATGATACTTTAATGAAGCCATAATCTTCTACTAGGATGTTGGCAATGGTACTCTTGCCAGAATTTATTAAGCCAATGACACCGACTATGGACATGATACCCTTTCAAATTAATTTCTTAATTATATACTGAATTAAAGAAATCTTCAAATAGTTTTTCTTGAGTTTTGTGACAGTTATCTCGTTTAGAAGAATTATTGCCTTTGGATAGCATCTGTA